AGCTTGTTGTTTCCTGTTCCCTCAACACCTCCTGACGCTGCGTTATAAGTAAATCTAGTCGCTGCTCCTGTCGCATTTTTTCCGTTTCCTGACTGATCCGCCCATCCGTAGACCGCGTCTCCGTCTTCTGCTTCTGATCCGTCGCTTTCTGTAATTCCTATTCCTTTTCTAAACCAAAATTGCAAACCTGCTAAGTCTGCAGGTGTAAATTCTCCCGAGACTTGACTTCTTACTGTATTAGAGAGTCCTAATTTCATTATAGAGTGTCGTTCTTATAAACTAATGCTAACCCTGTTCCTGACAGTGTTACAGCAGTAAAGTTAAGAAATAATGTAGTTCCTGCCGCATAAGTTCTATGCAAGTCTGCATCGTCTCCTGACACTTTAGATCCTGTTGTTATTGATGCTATTGTAGTTTCCACAGGAAAGTGTATTGCGTAATAACTAACACCAGTCGCAGCTGCTATTGCGTCTGTGTCTTCAATAATTGTGACTGCTCCTTTTCCTAACTGTTCTCCTAGTAATTCTATTTGATTGTTTGCCATATTTTTTTAATTTGTATATAAATAATTCGTTGTTGTTTCTGTGTGCTGTGTGTATTGAACTTGCTCTGATCCTGACGTCTCTTCTATGTATAATTTGCCCTCGTGCACTTTACCTTGAACGACTCCATTGTTATTGTTTACTGTCAAAACCTCTGTTTCGCTGTTAGGCGCGTTAGTGTCGTTTACAGCAACTGTTCCAATCCACGACACCTCGTAAACTTCATAACTCCAAAATCCGTAAGGTTTGAAATTAACTCGACCAGTAAATATGTTTTCTGTTGTGTTGTGAGCTATTGTCTGTTTCACAAACCTGTCGTTTTTTGAAACTATAGTTCCGTAAGCATATTTAACTGTTTTAGTCATGTTATTTGTAAACTTGAATAAGTATCTTAAATTGTCGTTAGATACTGTCGTCAATATTTTACTTTCTAAAAGACTTAAATAACTCGTCAATGTCTGTCCGTAAGTTGCAACTATCATACTATATAATAGAAAAAAGTTGCTTTTATTTTTATTGTTATGTGATCTATTTTAAGACCATTTAGAACGTTTCTAAGACACTTTCTCGTTAAATCAATACAAACACACTATAGAACGTTATAATGGACTAAATTCGTTGTTATCGTTTTTAGTCTTTTTTTCTTTTGACTTAGTAAAATAATCTTCAAGTCCTAGTTTTTCTACGTTCTCAGACTTTACGTCGTCTAAAATAATAGAGTAACCTCCTGTTCTTACTGTGCAACCTTTATATTCTTTTTTTAATTTATACATAATTTTTATATTTTAAGTTAGAAAAAAAAGAGAGAGCGTTAGCCCTCTCCTTTTCAATATATAAACAACAAATTTATTTTAAGACGAAACTACTGTCGTTAAAGTAAAGTTGTCAAATGGTGTTGAGCTGTATTGAGATAGTCTCTGACAAGGCTCAGGCTCACTTGAGGACAGAGTAAGATCATATCCATTCATGTCGCCAAAAGCCGCGCCGGAATTACTTGTTCCAGCTGTCAACTCGCATCCGTTTTCGATACCAAAAGCCCAAATTTCGTTCTTGTCATTTACTGTTTGATATAACTCAACAAAAACAACAAGTCTGTTTTGTGCTAATAATTTGATTTCGTTTCTATCGTCTAACGATAATTTGTGCAATTTTAAGTTAATAGCACCGTCATAAAATACAGTTCCGTTCTCAACTGACGCGTTGATCGTCTCGACCATAGACGCCTGTCCTTTTGGTATTCTGTATTTGTAATAACCAGCACTATAACCTCCTGCACCTGCTATTTGTGTGACAGCTCCATTTGCTGTTGTGATTGTAAGATCTGCATGTTGAGCGAAATAAATATTTCTAACTCCTGCCATGATGTCTTTACAGTCAAGCCCTCTGCCACGGGTAAGTTCACAAGCCATATTTTAGTTATTTTTAGGTTATTAAATTAGTCTATTCTTACAAGGTCTCCTCCCTGAGCATGCTGACAACCTCCCGTAAACTTAGCTACCACGCGGATGTTATCTGAGCCGTCCAAGGTCGACATATCTAGCAAACGGATCTCCGTAGTGTCCGAAATTAGGTCCGTTCCGAAAAATAAATTCGACTTCTGACCTGCTAACATTTTGTTGTCTACCATGCCTGGACACGCTGCTAATTTAATTCCATTAAACATTGGTGTAAACTGATCGTTCATAGAGTATAAGTTCTGGAATCCTGCAGCTGCTTGATTCTCAATATATAATCTATAAGACGCTGTAGACATATAGATATATAAGTCCTCTTTGTGCCATACTGCTGACGGAATATTTGACGATATAAGACCTAAATTCTCATCTATATTTGTATTGTCAAATGCATTTCCAGCTCCTCCTTGATTGTCAACTTCTACCACTGTTGCGTCTCCAGATATTGTTCCGTCTGTTGGATGCATAAATCCTGTAAACTCATCTGTTCCTCCGTTTCCTCTCCAGATGTTAGTCTCTACGTAGTCTGCAATAGTGTCTGACAAGTGAGAAATAACGAAAGCAGAAAAGTCTGCAGACATGTCTCTGTTGTGTGCTCCTGCTGACATTTGTGCTGATTGAAAGTCGCTTAAAAGATCCTTTTTACAAAGGTCCACGTTAATTTGTAACGCCTTTGGCTCAAGAACTCTCTCAGCTAAAGTAAGTGTTCCTTGATCAAAAAAGTCACACGTTGCGTCTTTTATCATACCAGCGTTAGACACTTTAGTTATGTTTCTTTTGTATTTAACTGATTCTAAGACAGTTAAAAACTCTAAGCTTTTTGCGCTGTTTAATGCAGCCGCTATATACTGGCCGGCATGTTCTCCCGCATAGTTACTCGTAATTGGTGATGTGTTAAAACCCATTTTTTTATTGTTTTAAGTTAGTTAATTATTTATTTCTTCTTTTTTCTAAATTATAAAAGAATCTAGATCTTGCAGGCAATTTGTTGTATTCTGCAGGACTTAGCTCTTCAAAATATGTATCTGTCGAAAACTTGTTAAGCTTAGGACTGTCTGCAGCAGGAGTGTTTTCTACTTCCGCTAACCTATCTTTAAGAGACGATAACTCAGTTTTAAGAACTTCTGTTAATTCTTTAAGTTGTTTATTCATTGCAACCTCTTCTATTTTTTCCTCAACTATAGCAACTGCAATTTCTGCTGCTGCTTCTGCAACTTCTGGAGTAACTTCCTCTCCTGTTGCTTCGTCTATAGCTGTAGCAATTTCGTCTGTAGCTTGTGCAACTTCGTCTGTTATTACGTCTTTAACTTCTGTCTCTTCGTATTTCTTTTTGTCTTCCTCTTTTGCTTCTACTTCCTCTCCCTCTTCCTCTTCTTCTGCTTCTGTTTCTGTAGTCATTTCTCCTATTTTGCCTTCCTCAGTAACCGTAAACGTAGTTCCGTCTTCTAGAGCGTAGTCTCCAACCGGCAATGGAATAGTTGATCCGTCTTCTGTTAGTATTGAAATATCCACGCCACTTTCTAATGTATCTGCACTAGAAACTACTATTGTGCCGTCTTCTAATTTTGCTTGAAACTCAAGATTTATCTTTTCCTCAGACAAACCTAGAGCGTTTAAGATTTGGTTTTTTATGTCCATAATTTTTTTTTAGATGTGTTATACAATATTGTTAATATATAATAGAAAAAATTTTTACTTATTTGATTTTCAAAATTTCTGCTAACGCGTTTAACAAGTCTTCGTCTTTAATTTCTGATTGTTTAGACAGTTGAGACATTTTGTTGACAAAGTAACCCTCAATGCTTAATCCGCGTAACTCTCCTGCTTTAATTCTACTCCACATGTCCTCGTTTTGTATTTCCATTTTTACAAACCATGTTCCCAAAGGCAAACCCTCAAAGCCGTAAGCTAAAGACTTGTCGTATTTCTCGTCTTCTTTAATCCAACTTTCAACTGTTAACACTCCAGAGACTCTTGACTCATGCTCGTATGTTGCTTTATGGTGATTGTTGTGTTTAAGATACATTTTAGACGCTTTTAAGACAGTTTCTTTGCTAAAGTATACATAATAGTCTTGATCGTTATTTGCGTCGTATCTATAAATGTTTTTGTTAGGTATTAAAGCAGGACTAATTAACATCTTTTTTTCCTCGTCTATTTTAGCTAACGTTAAATTATTTTTTGCTTTGTTAAAATATACAAAGTCAACTTCGATTGCCGGTTCTGACACAAGCGATATTGCGTCAATCGCTAACTCTTCGTTTTCGTCGCTTATTACTAACTCTGTAATTAAAAAAGGTTTACGTTTTAATTTTTTATTTGCCATAATTTTTTTATTTTATATTGTTGACTGTTGTCTAATGTCTTCTAATTGTGATTGTGAGTCTGTTACGTCGTCTGTAACCACAAATGCCTTAACAGGCTGTTGATCTTGTGCTCCAGATAATGTGAAAGATCCTGTTGTAGGAACACTGTCTCCTGTTCCTGCGTTTTCTTCTGTCGTGTCTTCGATATCAACACCTCCACCGCCGCCTCCGTCTCCTACGTCTTGAGCGTATATTTGTCTAATTGACGCGAGACCTCCTAATATTATTGCGCTTGCTGCAATAGGACCAGCAATAGGACCTAGATCTGCTATAGCTCTTGTTGCTCCTACAAACGTATTAATAGCCGCTTGTGCTGCTTGAATAGCTTTTTGTCTTTTAGCTAACCTATCTTTTTTCTTTTGAAATTTAGCGTTAATTTTTTCCTTTTCTGCTTCTGTTAATCCCTCTACTGCAAGTTCTTTTGCTTGTTGTTTGTCTAGCTCTGCACCTCTTGCGTCTATATTAGCAGAAAAAGCGTCTAACAACTCTTGTCCTGCTTGTATTTGTGAGTCTCTAGTCTCTTGATTTTTAGCGTCTATGTCGGCTTGATACCTGTCGTTAATTTCTTGTAGCCTGTCTTTATGTTCTTGATCTAATATTTCTATTTCTGCGTCTGTCAATCCTTTAGCAAGTTTCATTTCTGCGTGGTGTTTCTTTAAGTCTTCTATTTCTTGCTCTTTGTCTGATAACTTGCTACGTCTTATTTCTTCTAAAAACTCGTCTGTCGCTTTAACTTCTGCTGCCTCTTGCTCTTCTTTTAGTTTCTTTGCTTCCGCTTTGTCTGCTGCGTCTTCTGCGTCTTCTTTATCTTTTATTTTTTGTTTTCTATCCGCTTCTAATAGATCAAACTTCTTGTTTATTTCTTCTATTGTAGCAAGTCTTGTAGATTCAAGTCTAATACTTTCTGCGTCTCTTAAAGCCTCTTGTCTTTGTTGTTCTATTTTCTTTTGCTCTCTCTCGTCAAGATCTGTAATTTCTAATAAATATAATTCGTTTTGTAATTTTCTTAACTCTTCTGCTTCTGTAGCGTCTTGTCTTTGTCTCTCTTTTCGTTTACTCCTATATGACTTTCGTTTTTCTTCTTGTTTTTCTTCGACTACTATGTTAGCTTGAGTCGTCCTTATGTCTTCATTTTTTAATCTTATAAGTTTTTCTAATGCTAATGATTCCTTTTCTAGACTTGCGTATATTTCTTCTGAATTTTCAATCTCTGCTCTTGTAGATTCGCCTCTGTCGTTTATAATTTCGAGGTTTTTCTCCATTCGCTCTGTTTTCCTCTCTAATTGAGCTGTTAAATTTGCTAGCTCTCTTTGCTCTATTAGTAGGTTTTTTTGATTCTCAGTCTTTGCGTCTGCTAAAGCGTATTCGTAGTCTATTTGATCTTGCAAACCTTTGTTTGTTGCAATTTGTTGTTCGTAAGCTTTAACAACTGCGTCGTGTCGATCTTGCATAGATTGAGTCTCTGCTTTCAAAGCTGCTGTAGACGCGTTAGAGCTTGACACGTAACTAAAAACTGCAACAGTTAATCCTATTATTGCCATTGCTAAAGCTCCTATTCCTGTCGCTGCAATCGCAGCTTTTAGAGCATGTAGTCCTACTGTCGTCGCTGCTACAGATCCTGTTAAAATTCCTTGACCTACAGCCCAAATTCCGTTCCCTACCGCCATTGCTTTAGCTGCAACGATTCCTAACTTAGTCTGTATTAATGCTGCTTTCTCTACTGCTACTCTTTTTGCTGTTGCTGCCATTAATGCAGCTTCTGACATCATTCTAACACCTGTCGCAATAGCAATTGCAGATTGAACTTTAACTTGTATTTTCTCCATGTTCTCACTCTCAATTCCTAGCAATCCCATTGCACCCTGAGAAACGGCGAAAGCGCCGGCGATACCCTCCCCCATTTTGAGAAAGGCCTCGGCCTTCTGTTGTGGCTCAAGGCCTTCCATATTTTTTTCTAGGACTTTCATTTCTGAGCTTGCTTTTTGCAGTTGATCTGTAAGCTTTTCAAATTCTGGAGTTCCTAATGGCGCTCCCTCTATAGTGTCTCTAAGTTTTTCAATACGTTTATTAAGCTCGTCAATATTTTTAACAGGCTTGCTTGTGTCTACTGTAAATTTTAAGTCTAATGCTCCTTTTTTCTTTGCCATCTTTTTATGGTTCTATGTCGGTTCTTGTTGTGTGATTAATATATAAGTTTACATGCGCGTGCCATTCTGCGTTTACGTTAGTAGCCCCAGCAATAGAAACTTTGAATTTAGTGTCTGTTGACAAGTCTAAAGAGACTGTGCCTGTTGTTCCTACTGTTGTAATGTTTTCGTTGCTGTGAGCGTCATGCACAAATGATCCGTCGTTATAACACAATACACTGCCATACAATTTTCTAACTTGATAATGTCCAACTGTTCCTGCAGTTCCTCCTGTAGTTAGTCCTGTTATAAAAACTTCATACAATATAATAGAATTTGCAGGAAGAGTTATTTCTTCGCTAGATCCGCTTTGAACGTATAAATCAACGTCGTTTCCTAACGTCTGTCCTGCTAATTGTATAACGCTTGTCTGTTTTGTTCCCGCTACAAAACTAGCACTGCCACCCCCTCCTATAACTAACTCTCCTGTGTGTGTCGCTTTTCCGTATTTTGCTAATATTGTTGCGTTTGTAATTTTGTTGTCTATAATGTGATTAGATCCAGCTATGAGAACGTTTCTGTTTTGTGTTAATATATGACTATTGCCTACAGCTAAACTGTCTTTAGACTTTCCAATATCTATGTTGCTACCTACTGTTTTAGACGTTGTAGCGTCTCCTGTGCTCGTTATTTCTTCTGTGTGTGTAAACGCTCGACACGTTCCTGTAGACTTGTCGTATGTATATCCATAAGCACGACAAGCGTCTTCGTTAGCAACTATGTCATTTTGTGTTCCGTCTGTAAATAACACTATTCCAGATCTTAACGTCTGGTGTGGTTTTATTTTATATCCTTTTTTATACATTACGGCAATAATATTAATTCAACTTTAGACAATTTTCCTGGCTTGTAGTCAATTTTATTACACCTGTAAATCCTGTTTTTAATTCTAATTTTGTCGTTAAAATTAAATGTATTTAATTCTCTTGACGTTAAGTGAACGTGGACTGTAACTACTCTTGTGTCTGGATGATAAACTTCGTCGTAATATGGAGCCCAATACGTGTTAAATAGATTGTGAACGGGAGGTCCTAAAGACGGAGGTGCTACTGTGTGTCCTATCATTTGGTGTGTTCCGAAATTTAGATCAAAATCTGTAGACGCTGCAGGATGACCCTCTAATGTAGAGCACAATCCAAAAGTCGACTGATCCTCAGAAGACAATCCGTTTTGATCTGGTATTCTGTAAGTGTCTGGACTTAAAGATATACGACTACCTGCTCCTGTAGGATCTGACGTAAATGTAGCGTCATACAATATTCTAGGATTGTTGTCTATTGAGTCTGTTACTCCCTCTTCTAAACTTCCGTCGCAAATATGAGGAACTGTTAAAACGTGATTAAAATCTTCAAGCATAGGCACCATCATAGTTGGACTAAATACTTTAAGTTGTATTTTTTGTGTTCCGCTTGCCATATCAAACTGACCTGCGTCTATTTCAAAACCGCCCATTTGAAAACCTGTTGCAGATTCATAAACTTTGTTAGCATAGTCTTTTGGCTTCTTGTATTGAAAAGAAACGTTTTCTTTAAGTTTAAGAGGTTTAATGCTCATTTGAGAGCTGTCTACTTTACCTGTCCAATCGTGCTCTGCAATCGTTATATATTGACTCTGTGAGTCGTCTATAAACACAGCTTCGTATGGCTCTATAATTAAGTTGTTAGCGTTTCTAGGATCTTGTAATGTTACTAAATTAAACATAGTCATTATGTCTTTTATAAAATCCCACTGCTTGATTTTACCTCTTTTGCCTAATAATATTTCTGACGTTATGTTAGGAGTTGTCTGTATTGCTATAACTAAAGTAGCAGACGGAAACGTTGTTCCGTATGTTACAGATCCTTGTATTAACGTTCCTCCCGAAACTTTCTTAGCTTGAAACTCTAACGTGTCGTTAGCGTTAAGATCCCAAGCGACGTTAACTGTAAAAGCAGTGTTTGAGTTTAGAGCTACGTTTATAGTCTGTGTGTATTGATTAACAACTGTTCCTGTAGAGTCTTTATGCACTACTCGACATTCTGCAACACTTGTCGCTCCCGCAGTAACTGTTAAAATAAAACTGCCGTTGACGTGAAAAGCTGACGTTGTTGTTGTGCATGTAAATTTACTATTGACTGTGCTCCATCCTAAGTCTGTTAAACCCTGCGGAACGTTTGCTCCACTTTGAGACGTAGAGTTCAATTTCAAATTAGTATAAGACGATCCTATAGTGTTGACTGCTGACGAGTCATACCAGTAATAAGCATCCACGTTGTCTGTTGCTCTGACTGGATCTACTTCTTTGCCCCAGTTAAAGTCCATGTAAAGTCTCTTAAAATGAGCTGTGTTAAGAAAGTCACTTTGATAACTGAAACCTGCTTCCGAAAAAATACGATCCCACAAATACTTAATTTTGATCCAAGGTCTAAAAGCGTCTGACAAATTACTTAAAACAGGAGACAACAACGGTCCTTGACTTCCGTCTGATTGAAATATGTTAGGACTCCAACGACAAAGAAAATATTTTAGAACGTTTGTTGTGTCGTCTAATGGATCGCCTGCAAAACCCTTATAAGCAGCAGACAAAGCTGTAATAGTTAACGCTCCATCCCATGAATTTTTTATAGAATTTTTGTTGTAAGCGTGTTCGAGTTCTGACAACCCTACGTCTCCTGTAAAATTAACTCCGTTAAAATCTGAAAATGTTTTTTTAGACAATACTTTTTTCAAAGACACAACGTCACTAAATAAATTAACATTGTAAGATACAATTCCGTCCTTTTCGTTAACAGCAATTAGTTTTAGATAGCCGTCAAATATAGACAGCCCGTCTTCTTTTAGAATTGCTTTTGTTAGTTTGTTAGGATTAAAAGCAAATCCGTCTTCTTTAACAGATCTTGTAACGTCAAACAACGTGCTAAATATTCTATTGTTGTTTTTTGTAGACGGCAAATTAAAAGCTTTAGAAAATGACTGTGGCTTTTCTCCTACATTCTTAAAATTGTCTACAGACAACGTTACAGGAATACTGTCTGAGTCCATAAGATCAACTAACACTTGACCGTCTGTTACATTAGTTAGTATTTCTGGAGCAGTCTCTGACGTCTCTGTTACGCTTACATGTTTTATTTTTAAGTCTGTAGAGTCTGACGCGTGATAATCTAACAATAATATTTCTTCTGTGTTTTGAGCTGTAAACGTAAAGTCAAGAACTCCTGTTATAGCAGTTCCTGAGTAAGCTTCTACGCCTCCCTGTGGTATGTGATAATAATTAACACCTCCAGAATTGAACGATCCAAAATTATAAATGTTACCTATAAAAAAACTAGACAAGGCAGCTGCTGTGTTTTGTAATTTAATTTTAACTGTATAATCAACGCCTACTGTTAGTCCTTGTATCATTTGATAACAACCTGTGCTAGATCCTCCGACACCCTTTAACACAAGCAGATACTGCGTTCCTCCCGCTATAGATTGAAACGTAGGTTTTGTTGTCGCTGTATTGCCGACTCCGTTAGTGTGAAAAGCTTTCCAAGCAGGACCAGGCAAACTGTTTAACATTGCACTATAAGACGCTGTGTTTCCACTAACAGGCTGCGACGTTCCCCATGACGCTCCACTAAAAAAAGCTGTATAAAAAAAGTTAGGATCGAATACTAAGTTCGGCGCGTATGGCGTAGAAATATAGCTATACTGTCCTGTTGTGTTTGTTTGTGGATATATACTTAACTGTAGTGCCATATTATGCTCTATGTGATCTTTTAGGTTTTGACTTTTCTATGTCTAACGAATACTGTATAAGCCTGTCATTTGCTTTAGTTTTTCTTATATGAGCTGACGTCTTAATAACAACAGGCTCGACATATTTTCTACCAAAGCCCATTGCAACGTCGCTGCTGTCTTCTTGCAATATATATACGTCGTTAGACAAGAACAACTCTTCTAACCAAATAGCCTCTGTTTCTGTTAACCAGTCTGTGTTTATTTGTATCGACTCAACTGACATGTTCTTAACAACTTTAGTTCCCCCAGTGTGACCGAACTCTCTATAAGTTTTTTGATTCCAAGTTCCGTAATTTTGGTGATATGTGCTAGGCGCTTTGTCTAACGTCCTAACAGACTTTTTTGTAAAATTGTAATAATCCCACGTGCCCCACTTGTTGACCCAACACAGCCTAATAGTTTCGTAGCCTTTGCAGTCTTCTGATTGTTTGTGTAACGCGTATTCTTTAGCTATTGCGCCTCCTGTGCTGTCATATATTCTGACTGTATAATAATCCCAGTTTGTAGGAAGAGTAACACCTGAATTTTTTATATTAGCAGGACCTACACCTCTATATATAATATGATTGTCACTGTGTAAGTTTCCTCCTTGATAACCTCCCGCTCCTGTTGTGTTACTGTAGTTTAACGCAGATCCTGTTGTAGATCCGTTGTAATAAAATTGAAACGTTATTCTACTAACACAATTAAAAGATCCACTAGGCGCCAATTCAAAAGAAGAGTTAGACGGCGTAAGATTGTTAAACATTGCAAAAGTCATGTAGTCATTTTCTCTGACGTATTGTTTAACAGGAGAGTTAGTTAAAAAAGAGTCTGCTGCTTCGTTAGGTATTAATCCGACTCCGTCTAAATTGTAACCAAAATCGTTTCCTACATAATTTAACACGTCATTATGATCTAATATTCCGTTAAAAATTAAAAAGTTTTCTGTTCTTATTTTCATGCTTTCGTCAACAACTACAGGATCTGATATACTGTCTGCGTATTCTGTATAGAACTCAACGCAAAAATATCTTACAGAATTTTGATTACAAGCCCACTCGTCAATTAAGTGTATTTCGTGAGGCGTTTCTTCTGTGTGATCTACTCCTTTATAAGAAGACGTGTTAGACGTTCCCGCAGGACCAACACCACCTCCAAAAAAATCTGGACTCACGTAGTTTTCTAGCACTGTAGACAAGTCAAATATTCCAACTCCCTCGACGTTAGGATTAACTTTGACAATAGCTGTTGTAGACGTTGTCATTATTGTGCTAGCAAATTCTGAAATATAAACTTTTGCTATATACTTAGATTTAACGTTTGTAATTGCGGTATTGTCTCTAACAGTAAAAATAATTTTTTCTCCTGCTGGTATTAATTTATATAATGGTTTTTGTTTTATATTCATTTTACCTTTATGTGTTGTAACACGTCTGCTTTTAACGCGTTCATTAATCGTTTTCTAAATTCTTTTCGTGTCGCTGCTAACGGCTGCGAGTAAAAACTAACACCTTGTATTCCTTTTGCTTTTATACCTCTCGCAATTATATAACGCAAACTCTTCTTGCTTATAGGTTTTCCGTTGTCATCTACAATGTTAATTCCTTTTCTTGCGATCCATGAGTCTAAAGAACTATAAAAACCTCCTGACATTCTGCTTGCGTTACGTCTAAACTTATAAGGACTTCGTTTTCGTTTTCCAGTAACAGGATCTATATATGTTCTATTAGGACGTAACAATGTTCCGTGTTGTCCTACAGTCGATCCGTCTGGCAATATGCTTCTGCCTAGTCCTTTGACACCTTTGTCTATAAACTCTCCGTATTTAGCTTTGTCAAATTCAATGTCAAACTTTCCACGTTTGAATTTTACTTTATATTTTATTGACGAAATTAAATTACCAGACGAGCTTTTTTTCTTTTGTTTCAAAATACGTTTAGCCTGTTTAACTATAGACTTTCCGTATTTGTGTAAATACTTTCTAGCTTGTTTGTAGTTAACAGTCATTATGCACCTGCTACAAAAATTTCTACTTTAACGTCTTCTGTAGCACTATCAACTAATATACTCTCAAGATCGTGTAAAGCTGTAACAATAGTTGCGTTTGCGTCTGACACAGCTATAGCGTCATGTGGTGTTCCCATTACAAAAGAGTGTCCTGCTGGCAAAGATATTGTAGCGCTCTCATCTGCCGCACTGTCGTCGTTTCCAGAGTCAACTTGTAAAGACAAATTAACTGTGTTTGTTGTGTCTAAATTAGTTATTCTAATATACTTTGTGTCTTGTATATCAACAGCACTATCTGATCCTGCTACAGTGTTTTTGTTTACTAATACTGTAGTGTCTGATCCAGACGGAACTGTTACGACTCTCTCCATAACATGTTCTATTCCTGTTATTGTTAATGTATTTGTAGACCCTCTTAGAGATCCGTTAATTGTAACTGCTTCTGTTATTGTTGTTGTTAAGTCTGCCATTTTATTTTTTGTCTATTTGTTTAAGTTTTTTAATTGCCCAATTTATGCCCGCTGATCCGCCCCAAGCATCCCACATTAAAGGACCACATCCGTCTTCGTAAGATCCTTTAGAGTTTTTTTTGTGTCTCATAAAAGACGCCATTCTCGCAATAGTGTCTCTGCTTATAGGTTTTCTATTTGCGAGTTGATTAGCTCTCGTCCACCCTACCTTAGTTCCACACGAGCTTCCGTTTTCTTCTTTATATTTAATAGCTCTTTTAGCGTTGTTTGTAGCTGTTTGCGGATAGTCTGTGTAACTTTCAAACTTTATGCTAATTTCTTCTAAAGCTTCTACTGCTTTTATGTATTTGTCGTTTGTCATTTTTTTTCTAATCCCTTTTCGTTTCTTTTTATAACTATATGAAACGGTTTAATTATAAATAAATACTTACCAAATTGAAATTTTCTAGGATAAGTCGCTTCTAACCAGATGTATTGGAGTTCTTCTATTATTTTACGCATTTTGTTGTGTTGTCTATTGGTATGTCACAAGTGTTTAATTCGCTTTCTACAGAAATATCTATGTCTACATTCCATCCCGAGACAGCGTTGTCAAAACGTTCTGTAAATGGTGTGCATGTAAAGTCGTCTTCGACGTAATATCTGTGTTCTAATCCGTCGTCTGCGTTGAATTTATTAAGTATTTCTCCATGTTTTAACAAACCTATTATGTCTGTTGTTATTTGTAGTGTGTCACTTAACACTGTTTGCTCGTTACTTTGGTCTTCTGCTACAATATCCATTATATAAATAGAACATGTAAACGTCTTTTCTTGTAAACTAACTTCGACGCCTGTAACGTCAATATGATATAAAGGAAACAGATTGTTTTTATTAAGATCTATGTCAAATATGTCTCCTGTCGTAACTGTCTGTATTTCAAGGTGTTGCTCTCCTAAGCATTTAAGAGTGTTAACTACATTGTTATAGGTTTTATATCTTATTGACTCTGCCATTATTGCTGTGTTTTAGTGCTTTCTACCTGAGCCACGTCTTGTTTGTAAGCTAAAAACGTAAGACACTCGTGTATATTCATTTTTGTAATTTCGTTCATTCTGTATAATTTCTCATCTGCTAAGTGATATAAAACGTCATACCACCCCCATTTTTTGTTTATTAAGCTTGCTGTCGTTTCTCCAGTTTGTTTTCCGTTATCATCGCCTCCAGAGAACACTGAGCCGTATGAGTCAACAACTCCCTGCCTAAATCTGAAAAAAAAACGCTAACTCCGTAAAAGTCTTTAACTGTAAGATTCTCTAACATTATTTGTTGTCGTTCCTGACAAGGCTGATACTCTTCTATCCTGTATTTGCCGTCTTTTTTTGCTATTACAGGACGATACAATATAGCCATTATTTTGTGTAACGTGTCGTTAACACCCTCGCTTATATATCTGTCTATGTCAACCCACTCTCCAAATGTCAAAGCTGACAATTTAGGATGGAATCCATATTCTACGCCTTTAAGTTTAACAATATGATTAAGGTCTTCATTAGGTTTTGTTCTTAAAAATTTATTAAGAATAGCTCCTAACGTGTTTATGTTTGAAACAGGCAGTCTTAATATGTCTTCCTCGCTTATATCTGACAAAGCTCCTATGACCTTAACAACTCTTGACAATTCTTTTAAGTCTTTATTGTTAATTATTTTCATAACAGACATATATTGCTTAATCGTTATGTTATCCCAGTGAGTCGGGAGTGTTTTCTTAATTGTTTTGCCGTCTTTGACTATTGTTACTTTCATACTTATATAATAGAAAAAATTAATATTTAGTTTATTGGACGTAATATCTTCCGTAGTTAGCGTCTATTTCATAAAACATTCGCATCATAATTGCGTCTGCATAATCTGGAGATCTACCTATTATTGCTTTTATTGTGTCTTTTTGTAAGATCTGTAATTTATTGTCTTTGTCCATGTCTTTAGATCTTACCTGCTCTAGCTCTTCTATGATCTGATTCTTTATTGTTATATCGTTACAGTCTATTCCTATTTGAGCTTTGTTAATCATATCTGCTAATTTATAATAACATTGTGTTTTAATGTTTTGATAGTTCTCTTTATTTAACGCACGAGCGTTATTTTGAAAACCTTTACAACGCAGTATGTCGACCGCTCCGCCTCCGACGCCGTCTTCGTCTAAGATTATATTTCTAAGATTGACATTTTCTTTTTGTTGTAGCTTCTTTATTTCGTCACTAACCTGTGTTATAGACGTTTTAAGGAACGTTATTATTTTTTTGATATGTAGACCCTGCCATAACAAAATGACCGTCTTATCTGTTCCGAAACGTGCAACGTCACAAGTTATATACTTTTCTCCCTCTTTTCCTTTTTGATTAAATAGATTAAGTATTGAGTCATAATTGCATAAGTTATCGTCGTTAGCGTCATATTCCCAGTTCCCAAATAAAAGTCTTTGTTTAGATATTTCGTCTAATTTTTGTAACTGTCCTTTATAGTGCATGCTAATATGTGGATTGTCGTCTACTAATGATTGTATAAACTTTTTATGAGGCTCTATAGTTCCGTCTTTACTAGGTCTATAATAGCTTGTGTAAGTCCAATTTTTAGACGGATTGCACGTAAGTAATAGTTTCGGAATTAAGTTAAACTCGTCAAGCTTATAACGTATTCTCGATGACACTATGTTTTTAGCCTTTTCTGTTATTTGATTAGCTTCGTCTATAAAAGCTCCTGTTATTTCAAGTGATCCTAACGAGTCAAAATTGCGGTCACTAGGATACATGAAAAGATCTTTTAATATAATTTCACTACCATTGTAAAATGTTATAATATTACTACCTGCGTTAAAATTATAATGTTTGTTTGCTTTAAGATTCCACATTCGACACACCTCCCAGAATGTGTTTAATGTAGTTTTTTTCAAATTATCGAGTTTAGATCTGCCGATTAAATATCTTGTTTGAGGATACCTTATGCATAATATCAAGATCCAAGACACACCCAAAAATGTTTTGCCTCCTCCTGCTCCTCCGCCGTATAGCAAATCGTTTGTGTTTCTG